TGTTTCACTATTGTTCCCAATATTTCTAAACCAATGTTAAAAGAACTACAATTAAAAAAAGAACTAAAACAATCATCATCATCAACATTAAAAGTTAAGAGTGGATGTTTCAGAATTGAGTTTTATTAATGTTCCCATTTGTAATTTATTTACTTATATAAACACACAATCGGGAACAATTATTTTCTATATATTATTTCATTTCTTAATAAATTAAAAAAGATATTTAAAAAGATAAATTATATTAAGTTTAATAAAGTGAAAATAAAATGTATGCCCTTAATATAATGAACAAGTTTGAAAAAGCATATATTTATCAGATTAAATGCAACCTGACAAATGACATATATATTGGTTCATCATATGAACCAATGAAAACAAGATTATCAAAACATTTAACTGACCTTAAAGGATGGCAAGGAATAGGTGGAAATAAATATCGGAATTATAGAAGTTCATTTGAAGTTTTAATGAACGAAGATTATGAAATGACAAAGGTTGAAGATTTCCCTTGTGAAAATAAAAAAGAATTATTAAGTCGTGAAAGTTTATATATTATAAAAGCACGAAATGATGATAAAATTAATATTGTTAATAAACAAATACCTTCTAAAATTACTTATTCAGAAGAAGATTTATCTTCCTTGGTTTCCTTCTGACCATCCTTCACATAAACCTTATTCATTGTTTCCACTGAATGACCAGTTATTTCTGCCATTTTTTCTTGTTTTTCCTTGTTATCTTGGAACATGTCGGACAACACTATTTTTCTTAAAAGGGTTGTGGAAATTGATTTCCCATCCATTCTTTTTTTGCTTTCCTTAATCAAGATTTGACTTATTGCATTCTTTGATAAAGGTTTTCCAGTTGATGATTTAAATAACACACCCATTCCATTAATCCGAATATATAATCTTAAAACCTTTTCTAAATCTTTTGGAATATCAATTCTCTTTTCCTTATAGGTTTTGGATGTTTTATAATTATTCATCACCCACCACATCTTTGATTTTTCAACCACAAGATAATTCTTTTCTTCTTTTTCCTTATCAGTTAGTTTATTATATCTAGATTTCATTATTGCTTCTGTGCCTCCACCCAAATCATTCCTCATTGGTTGTTTCAAATGTATCTTTAAGATAACCCATATTTGAAGAAGTGCCTTATCCTTGGCACTCAAATCACTTTTCTTTTTTAATTTTTTATCTGCTATTTCTTTCCCAATTTGATCGACCATTGCTTCAACTTCCTTTAATGGAACAAATGACTTTGATTGTTTTTCTGAAATCTTACCAGTTGCATTTTCATCTTCATATTGTTTATTTCCTGCATCTCTTAATTCTTCATATTTTTCAATTAACTTATCATATTTTTTATCATGATTAAGTGCTAACAATAATATAATAATGCTGTTCCAATAATTCCTTTGGGTTGAATAATGTTTATCTGATAACATGTCCTTCACCTTTTCAACATCTTCTAAAAAACCATAATCATCGGATTTAAATAATGTTTTTAATTTCTTCAAGTTTCTTTCATACATCTTAATAGTGCTATCTTTGGCATTTGGTCGTGCTTTTGAAATAGTTTCATTCAAATCTTTAATGTCTTTCATTTTATAATATAAGTTAAGATTTTATTTTTAAATCTTAATTTTTAATAAATCTTAAACTTGAACTTCAATATTGTTATTTTTGATGCTCAAAGTCCTAATGTGATGAACAAAGGATTTCCAAAGAGTGTCCTTGGGAACCGAACCATCATAACGGACATTAAGTCGGCAATCCTTACCTCGTCCATCAAAAATTGTGTTTCTATCTAGTGTTAGTGCCCTACCAATACAGAAGTTGTTTTTGAAATCCTGGAAAGATAGAGGAGTGATATTTCCGGATTGCAAACTTTTTTCTAACTCAATCAAATGGTTTGCATCTACACCACCACCCGTGGAACTAGATTTTGCCGTTGAAATTGGACGAGAGGGCACAATTCTCCCTTCTAGAAGATATGAATATTCTGTCAGATTATTTCCAATTCCACTTATGCCACTTCTATCAGAACGATTAATTAAATCACGGGAACGATTGTTGATAATATATGTTCCATCACTATCAGTGTTTTCTTTGGCACTATATATCTTGCTATCAGTTGGAACATTAATAATGCTTCGTGCTTTGGCATGTTCAATAGGGAGTTGAATGGTTGCCTGAACATCTCCCGAAAGAATAGATTGTTTGTGGCACTGAACAGAAGGAATATCAAACATAATAACACCACCTTCCTTCATTCTTGAAACCATAGAACCTTCATATTGCTGTCCCATATCAATTCTTCGGACAATTAAATTAACATCCGAAATAACATATGATGGGTTCCAAGATACACCCGAAGATGCTTTATCTCCATCATTTAATGAACGGGACACTAAATGCCAACCTTCAACTGCCGGGTCAATTTCTGCTGTGGCACTTAATCCTGCTCCACCTGTTATTGTATAAAATAATTCACCGGTCCCAAGTTTTTCGATCTTTGAAATTACTGCTGGTGTGTCAAAATGTGCTTCATCTCCCGTGGAAGCATTACGGAAACCGATGGATTGCCCCACAACAAATGGAGAATTGGCAGGTGTAATTTGGACATTATCGGTGGTTGTCATAAAACCACCATCAGTTAATGAACCATTATTATTAATCTTGTTAGTTCCAGTTGAACCATTGCCCTTGAATACTGGATTAAGGGCAAGTTTCCGATGATGATTGTTTCCATCATAACTTCTAAAAACTCCACGATTTTGGGCACAGGTTAGTTCCAAATAACAACCATCAGTTAGCATATTTGGAAATGCCTTGTCATTGTTTGCAAATACTCCCATATGAACTTGAAGTTGAACCTTACATTTAGTGAATGCTGGGGTGCTATCAATAGCAGTGTTATCATCCTTTTTAAGATTAAGTGTTTCCATGTATGGATTAGAAAACATATTGTTTTGAATTGATTTTGTGGAACCAAGTGTTCCACGGGCATCGGGACACCAAGCACCACATCCTTCTGTTAGTGCTCGTGCCTGTCTCTTGCTGTCATTAGCATCATAAGAATATTTAACAGAAACCATTGTTGAATATTCATCCGTCTCCTCCAAAAGTGTTGCCCGATTTCCAGCATACACACGACACATGGAAAATAAACTATTTGCTCCAATCTGACTATCTAACATAAGGGGAAGATTACGAAAGTTTGCCGTGTCCCCATCTAGTAAAACATCAAACTCTAACAAACAATCTTTTCCTGAAAAAAACTTAATTTCGGGTGGAATATATATTCCAATAACATTATTTTCGGTGAAGTCCGTGGGACCCTCTGCACTAATTTTAACATCCGTTTGGGGAAGTGTGATTTTATCTCCTGCTTTCCAATAACTCATTTTATTTATACTATTATAAATATTATAATTATATGAAAAAAAAAATAAATAAAAAGATATCTTAATTGTTCCCATTTGTAATTTATTAACTTATATAAATCAACAATTGAGAACATTTTTAATTATTGATTTGCTTGGTTCAAAATCAAATATCATCTTTAATTCTGTATCTTCATTATAAAATTGTTCTTTATTAATTGTGTTTGTTTTGTGTCCAATACATATCATTAGATATCTTATATCTAATAATTCAATGCTTTCTTGATCGACCCCATCAAATAATTTAGCACCTTCTCCTTGTGAATTAATAGCATATCCACCCATTCTTTTCCAATGGGACAACCTCATTGTTAAACAACTTTCATGTATCTGCCTTTTAGTTTCACATTGTATTCCTGACATTTTCCAATCATTAAATGGATACATAAATTGCATTTGATTAGAACCAACTATTTGGATTTTATTTGATTTTGTTAGCATTGAAACACTATATAATATATATTGTGGTGTGAAATAATCATCATCGTCCATATTACAAACAATGCCTTTCTTTCCCATTATCTTCATTGCCCTTTTGCATAATTCATTTCTTTTCTTTCCAATCTCCATCCATTTGTCCATCTTATAATATCCCAATTTAATTGGTTTAATTTGTTTTGCCACTTCTTCAACATCTTTAATAAAAGGTTTTTGTCCATCATCCATAATTAAACAAGTTAATTTTTCATGTGGATATTGTTGGGTTTTAAGATTATTGATTAATAAGGGCAACCATTCGGGACGATTATATGTTGGCACTAATACACAAACATTTGGAAAAGTTTTAAGGCATTCATCAGAGATTTTATCCATTATATATATAACATATATTTTATTTTTAATTACTCCAAAATGACCATTTTGTTGAAACACTTAAATCTTCATTATTTTCAACAACAATTGTTTCCCTTTCTTCTAGTTTTTTTTTGATATATTCAACATCACTCTTAATGGTGTTTATGTCTTTAATAATTGTTTCTGTGGTTGTTTTAATCTCAATCATCAATTCATTATTTGTTTTTTTAAGATTGGATGTTTCCATATATATTATAAAAGATTATAATTTAAAAATATATATTTTTTATTTAAAGTTATTTTAATATATTTAAGTAAGTATATACAAAAGAAATGGCAACATTTAATGAACTTCAAGTTAATAAAATTATTCAATCTTATAAGAAGAAACAAGCACGAGAAAAAATGAACTATGAAAAGAAAAAAGATATGGTTGGTTTTAAAGAAGCAAACCAAATTAAATCCCGTGAATATCATTTGAAAAATAAAGATAAGATTAAAGAACGATACATTCAAAATAAGGATGTTATGAATGCTCGATCACTTTATAATTATTATAAAAGAACAAATAGATTAGATGTTTTTATGAATAAACATCAAGTTAAATATGACCTTCTAGTTAATCAAGGTTTGATTTCAGGTTCGGGTTCCGGTTCGGGTCCATCTTCATGACTTACTCTGTCCATCTCTATTGGTGGAATTAATTTAATATCTTTCTTATCCTTCGGGTCTTTCTTTTTATCCTTTTTTTTATCTTTATCTTTTGATTGTTTTTCTTCATCATCATCTTCTTCGGGTGGTGGTTCCCTAGAACAATCAAAAATATAACATTCATCGGATATTCCAATCCGACACTTGCATAAACAACGACTTTGCCAAATCACCAAAAGCAAACTTGCAAAACTCCCTAATATTAATGCTGTGCTTCCAGCAAACTGGTCAATTGTGAAATCCTCCATAACAACCATCTTATTTATTTATATTATAAGAAAAGAAAAATGTTCCCATTTGTAAATTATTAATTATATAAATCAACAATCGGGAACAAAATTAAATCTTAATTTATTTCTATTTAAAGTTAATTTTATATATATTATTAAGAAATGGAAAAAACTAATTCGGATAATAAATTAATTCCTCAAAATAAAAATATTAGTTCATTATATATGGAACCACAAAACCTAAAATCATTTAAGTTAGATGTTAATGAAAAGAACCCTTCAACCAGCATGGAATGGGGGAAGAAAGGAAAACACAATGGTTATTGGCAAGATACTGGGGATTATAAATCCAAGTGGAAATGTCGGACATTAGAAAGAATGGAAGATTGTTCCAAGAATAATTGGGCATATCCAACAGGAAAAAACAATATGATTGTTGTTCTAGATTGTGATTTTTATTCCAAGGGAGATAAGATTTTTAATAAAGAAGATAGTGCTTTTATTCAAGCATTTCCCGATTATTTAGATATTGAAACATTTATGTGTGAAACTGGAAATGGTGGGCAACATCTATTTTTCCAATATGAACCAAGATTGAAACAAACACAATGTGATGAACATTTTATGGACACTAGGTCTGATGGTGGTTTAGTTATTGCCCCAGGTTCTATGGTTAATGGAAAGAAATATAAAGTTCTAAAAAATAAACCAATTGCCAAGATGTCAGATGAAATGTTAAAATGGTGTCTTGATAATCTATATGCCAAAAAAGTTGGAAAAGGAAAAGTTAATAAAGAAAAAAAGGTTAAAGTTATTAATCCTGAAACAAATGTGATTGAGGAACATGTAGAACAAGAAATTGATTTATCTGTTTATAAAGTTGCAATGTCAGATTATATGTTAAATAATATTATTAAGAAACTTCCCAAAAAGTATTTCAATACATATGGTGGATATTTCATTTTCACAACAGCAATGAAATCAATTGATCGATATGATATTTGGTGTAAATATCCAAAGATTAGAGTTAAGAAAACAGGGGACCCTAACAAATATGGAAAACACTTTTATGATGGAATAACTGGACATAAACACATTCTTGCATTCAATAATCTATTATTAAATAGCAAATATAATAAAGCACGAACAACACTTGATTATTATAAATATAAACCCGATATTCAAAATGTAATTGAACCGGATGAAATCATAGATACTGGAAAAAATACTGGTTCAGAAAAGGGAAAACTTGGACATAAGTTTTTCAATAAATACACACACAAAAAATGTTTAATGATTAAATCAGATACTGGAACAGGAAAAACAACTTCATTTAAATCTTTTGTTCAAGATGGAAAACCATTTATTTCTATTGTTTCCCGTGTATCATTAGGACTTGAACAAGAAAAGGTTTTTAAAGAAGCAGGAATTGAATGTTATTTTCATCAAGATATCACAGATAAGATTAAAAAAGAAGGTTGGGGATTTGGAAACACTTGGTCTGATTATGAAGGAAAAAATATTATTATCAATATTGATAGCATTAATAAAATGAATAATTGGGAAAACTTTGAAGGATATAATATATATCTTGATGAAGTCAATTCAATGGTTGAATATCTTGTGAATGTGGATTTGCCCACTATCCAAGCAAGAAGAAGGGACATCTTTGAACTTCTTGAAATCATGTTTCAACAATGTGATAAAGTTATTGGAACTGATGCTGATATTAATGATATCACTTTATCCTTTATGAAAATGAGGAATGTTGAACCTTATTATATCAAAAATGAATATAAACATAATAATGATATTCCATCATCTGAAATTGGTTCATATGAACAATTCATTAAAGAACTTAATTCTGAACCAAAATGGATTTGCTGTTGTGATAGCAAAACAATGGCAGAGGTTTTGGCATCTGTTAGTGGTTCAGTTGGAACCACAGAAGATTGTGATATTCTATTAATTACATCTGACACAAAGGGACATTTTGATTTGGATAAATGGAATAAGGTTATTTATTCACCAAAGATTATTTATGGAATTGATAGCACAATGCCACGAAAAGTATTCACATATTATTGTGAGCAAACCATTACACCTCGTGGAATGCTTCAACAAGTTTGTCGGTGTCGGAATATTATTGAACTTAAATATCTATTCACTGATAAAACTTGCAAACCTTATAATTATCATTCATATCAAGATGTTTTGGAAGAAATCAAAGAAAATGATTTATATGGTGCCAACACATTCAAACTTTCAACTGATACTAGATATGAAGATTATGTGGAACTATTAGCAAAATATAAATATAATTTTGATTGTTATAATACTAATAAGTTTGCCCATTTTATCCAATTATTAAAGGATAGGGGATTTAAAAATCATTGTCAGATTTTCCAAACTTCAACCAAAGGAGAAAAGAAAGCAAAGGATAAGTTCAATGAAGAAAAAGATAAATTATATATGGAAGCAGTTGAAAAATATAAACCATATATTCAAGAATATCGGAAATCCAATCAACATGTAATCAAAGAACAATATGAAAAAACATTAAATGAAAAATTAGCACATTATGAAAAAGATAAAGATTGTTGGTGGGGAAATCCCACACAAATTAAAAATGATATGATGGATTGGTATTCATATAAATTAATCCAAAATAACAATGATATGGGTGAGATTACAGAATATTTTAGTCCAAAAACAATTGAAATAAACACTATGCTTAATATCCCATATGAAGATATTGGAAATAATCTTGAAAAAATGTTAATCACTGAACAAAAAAGATTAACAGAACATTGGCATATTTCCAAGTTTTTCACAAAGAAAGAACATGAAATATATGATAAGTTAGAACAATCAATGGATTTCAGTTGTAAGAAAACAACATCAACAGAAATGAAGATGATATTATTAAATAAAATCAGAGGATTGGTTTGCAATAAACCGGAAGAAGATAATGGGGAATATATCAATGTTGATAAACCATTATCTCCTGAACTTGCCAAATCAATCCAAATAGAATATAAAAAGGTCTTTTCACACAGAAAACAAAGTGATGTTGATTATACTGATAAATATAGGGTTCAACAATTAATTGCTGAAATGTATAAACATTTATTTGGTTGTGATATGATTAAATCCAAGAAGGTTCGTGATGGAGATAAAACATTTATTGAATATTCATTAAATCAGGAACTTCTTAATAAACATCTTGAAATTGTTTCATACAGAAGAACCAAAGATAAAGATGATAATTATAATCAAGATTAAAATGTAATAATAATATAAATAATCTAGATGTTCCCAATTGTAATTTATTAACTTATATAATCACACAAATGGGAACAATTTAACTTTCCGATGGTTCTTTCCATCCCTTAACCTTTTTTCTTTGAGAAGCAATATATTTTGCATTTTTGCTTTCATAATTTTTTAACTTTGTTTCCTCAAAAATGGCAGACCTTTTAATAACTGCTTTTTTTGATGCTTCATGATTAACAACAAATTGAAGTTGATTTTTATTTCCGACTGGTTGCATAACTTTGGTTTTCTTTGAAGTGGGCATTTTATTTATAATTTATAATATATTTTTTTTTTATTATATAAATTATAAATAAAAAGATGTCTTTGGTAATTTGTAGCAATAAAAGTCAAAATATCAATTCAAGTGTTCAAAACAATCAACGACCATATAGTTTTGTTAATAATCTTAAACAAACCCATATTATCCCAAAAGATAGTGAAATTGCCGTTCAATCTGTTAAGATTACAAAAGATGGAAAGATCGAAATATCAGAAGGGGATAGGTTTTATTCCTGGTTTGGAGAACATTTAAACCGAACTTCTTTAACCACACCCCCACAACAACCAAAAGAAACAACATGTTCTCCCATTGCCACCCAACCTTTTTTGGAAAATGGAGAACGGGAAGTTTATGTGAATATTGAAGAGTTTAACCGAAGATTAACAGAAGGAATGAAAATTGGACTTCCACATCCCGATATATTTGGAGATGGAGGAGCAAGTGCTGTTGTTAAATCTGATTTAGTTTATGGTTCGGGTTTTGAAGGTTTTAAAATGACATATAAATATAACACATCTATGGGAACCACTGATGTTTTTAATGATGCCGATAAGTTCCAGTTTCTTGATACTGCCACACCAGGAATGACAATCACAGAAATTGCTGGAAATAAAGGAACCAAGTTTGATTGCACAAGGGATGGTTCAACTAATAATATTGCTTGGGGATATGATAAACCAATATCACATATGGGTGGAAGATGTATTTTTGATTTAACTAATCTTCAAAATAGCAGTGGTGGTTATGGTCCAGGTGCCGATGCTTCAAATCCGGGTGGTCAAGATTTTATGGTTGGATTAGCAAGATATAACAACGGACTTAATAGTGCCGAGGGGCAACCATCTTATTTTTCTCCCGATGGACCAGCAGGTTTAAGGAGTGATGTGTTTTATGATTATGCTGTTTCATGTGAAAGAATAACCAGCACATCAAATTATTTCCTTAAAATATATCAATGTGTTAAAGACCCCGATGTTGATAATCAAGTTCATATGCAAGAAGTTCAATATTACAGAGGACAAAGCAATCCAGTTGGACCTTATGGAGAATGGGCAAAAAGTCCATTTAGTGCTGGAACACGAAGTGGTCGGATTAATCTTTCAACAAATGCTTCAAATATTGATCGAATTGGATTTAAAGTTGATAATGAAAAAGTTTCTATTTTCTATATGGTGAAAGGTTCCACGGCAGAAGTCCAAATTGCTTCAACTGATTATATTGGAGGTTCAACAGAAGCAGGAAAAGGAAATTATCCGGTTCCATCAAGGCAAACAAATTGGAATATGTATCCAAAGGTTATGCTTACAAATGCCACTGGAACATTCACTTCGTTGGATATATCAACATATCAAGGAAGAGAAATGAAATTGGGAAATCAAGTATTCCGTGGAGGTGATAGCACATCGGATTGGTTCAATAGAATGGAAAATCTTGGTGTTGAACTAGAATATTGTGCCGAAATTGATTGTCGTTATATGTTTGATTTATCTGATTTAACCACTGAATATGTCCAACATGGTTTCACAGATGCCACAGATGTTTTGGATAATTATGAACAGATTTTAATTCTTAAAGAAGATAACACCAATTATCTTGGCACAGATGGGGCAAATATGGATAAAACACTTGGTTTCACTAATCGTGCCGTTCTAGATTGGGCAGGTGGGACTGCTGACACATCAAGAGGTATTTTTTATACTTCGGACACCAAACCAACCCTTGTGAATGATAATTCATTATTTATCCGATTAAATAATTTCACTAACAGGTCCGTGAATGCTGGGACCGGTCGTCCATCTAAAATATTGTATCATATCCCTCGTTTTGATACATCGGGCAGAGAATATGGAACCGGATTATATTTTGAACCACAAGAAAGAGTTTATATTCAACTTAATAATTCAGAAGATTTATATGTGAATGAGTTTGCACTAGATGTTTGCCAAGATGATGAAGTCCTTGCCGATGATTTAGTTGGTGAAACCATTATTTGCCTTCATATTCGGGATAAATCTGAATAAATCTAATTTCTTTTTTTAATTAATACAAATTAATAGAAAATATTAATAATTTTTAGAAACAATTTATAATATATATAATATTATAAATATGAATGTATTGCCACAATTTCTTGAAGAAGAACCTGAACCTTTAAAAGAAGAGATTGATGAACCCGAAGATGATGAACCAAAAGAAGAAGTTGTTTCAGAAGTTATGCCCGAAGTTATTAAACCAAAACCAAGATCGACAATGGAAGATATTTATGGGGACGGACCAGTCATGAAGGTGGTTGCAAACGAAGTAGCAGAAGAAAAACCAAAGAAAGAAAGGAAGAAAAGGAAACCAATGACAGATGAACAAAAGGAAAAACTAGCATTGGCAAGGCAAAAAGCATTGGAGGTTAGAAGGGAAAAGGCAAAAGAAAAACAAGAATTAAAAGATTTACAAAAAATGAAGAAACAAAAAGAAATAAATGATTTGAGAGCAGAAGTTGGTTTGGAACCAAAAAAGAAAAAGGAACCTGAACCTAAAAAAGAAGTTATTATAAAAGAACCTGAAAAAATAGAAGTTCAACCAACTATGCAAACTGAAAAATATTATACACAAGCAGATTTAGATAAAGCAACATTAAATGCTATTATGGGATATGAAACCATAAGAAAAGATAGAAAAGCAAAGAAAAATGAAATGTTAGCAAAAAAGAGGGAAGAACAGAGAGTTGCAGAACAATTAAGAAAAGTTATTCAACCAAGAAATATAACATATGGACAAGAAGGTTATTTCAATGATTGCTTTTAATTGTTTTTTTGTATAATTAAGAAAACAAATGTTCCCGATTGTGTATTTATATAAGTGAAAATAACACAAATGGGAACATCTGATTTCTCACTTATATGAATTAATTTATTTAAAATTATTTTCTTTGTTTAATATATAATATGACAAATCTTTTCCAAAATCACTTTTACATTAATTTAGATGAAAGAGATGATCGAAACAAGAATGCTATTGAACAATTATCTAAATTGGGAATTACACCAAACCGATTTCCAGCAATAAAAACAGAATGGGGAATTGTTGGTTGTGCATTATCACATTTAAGATGTGTTCAAGAAGCAAAATTAAAAGGATATCCATATATTTGTGTTTTTGAAGATGATATTGTTATTAAGAATGAACATCTATTAATTAGAAAAGTGAATAAATTAATTAATAAAGATTTTGATGTTTTAATGATGGGTGGAAATAATTTCAAACCTTTTATTGAACATGATGATTATATTAAAGTTTCAAAATGTTTTTGTTTAACTGCTTATATTGTTAAAGAACATTATTATGATAAATGGATTAACAATTTAAATGAAGGATTAAAATTATTGCTTCAAACAAATAATCGTGATTATTCATTAGATGCTTACAATCATAAACTTCAAAGAGAAGATAATTGGTGGTTAATTACACCAATATGCTGTTATCAACTTCCTGATTATTCAGATATTGAAAAAAGAGAAGTTAATTATAAAAACTTAATGTTAAAATATGATAAATAAAATAAAATATATATTATATATAATGGCAACTTTTAACAATAAAGATTTTTTAAAACATGATGATTATATGACACCGAAATATGCTTGGGATAATATAAAACAATATATTCCAAAAGATAAAGTTATTTGGGAAGCATTTATGGGGGATGGGAAAAGTGGTGAATATTTAACAGAACTTGGATTTAATGTTATACATAATGATAATGATTTTTTTGAAAGTAATGAAGGGGATGTTTTAGTTAGTAATCCACCATTTAGTAAATGCAAAGAAATATTAAACAGATTAAAAGAATTAGATAAACCTTTTATTTTAATTCTTCCATCAAGTAAAATAAACACTCAATATTTCAGAGAAAACTTTAAAAACACAAATAGTCAATTACAAATCATTATCCCAATAAAAAGAATACAATTTATTAAGAATGGAAATGAACTACAAAGTCAATGCAATTTTGATTGTTTTTATTATTGTTATAAAATGAACCTTCCCCGAGATATCATTTGGTTAGAATAATTCAAAAATATATAATAAAAATAAAATATATATTATATAATATAAATGGAAGGACCAAAGATTTTAAAAGTGAAAGATTTAGAAGATGAAAATAAATATCCAGCAATTCATCCTTTTCTCCCAAAACCCCCGTTTTTGCTTGTTGGATATGGAAGTGTTCGTTCAGGGAAAACTAATGCCTTGATAGGACTTTTAAGAGATGATAAATCATTTTATGGACCGGATTATTGGGACTATGTGAAAATAATATCAAATACAATAAATAATGACCCAAAGGGAAAGTTTTTAAAAGATGCTTTTGATGTAGAAGACCATTACACAGATAAAATGATAAAAGATTTAGTTGAACATCAGAAGAAATATGAACGGGACCAAATGCCAACAGCATTATTGGTGTTAGATGATATTATTGGAAGAGATTTTAAAAAAACAAATGACATTTCATTCCTTGCTAGTCGTTTCAGGCATTTTGAACTCTCAATAATGATTTTCACACAATCAATTCGTTCAGTTAGTCCAGTTATTAGGGCAAATGCCACAGATATTTTGATTTTCAGACAACAGAGTTCAAAAGAAAAAGAAAAAGTGATCGAAGAATATTCTGATTTAGCAGGTTCAGAAGAACAATTTATGAAATATTATGATATAGCACATCAAGAAAGATATTCATTTTTATATATTGATGCACAAGAAAATCCAGCAAAGTTTTATCGGAACTTTGAAGAACTGATTGGTGAAGGTGAAACTCAAATCTATAAAGGAGTAATTCCTCAAAAAGATGATGATGTTTTTGAAAAACAATAATAATAATAATTTCTTTTTAACATTTTTTATATTAACTATATTATAAATAAATATGGATATGTATGGATTACATGAAGCATTAAATCAAGCAAATCAATTAACCCATAATGAAGTTGAAGCAAATATGGATATTCAAGATGAAAATAATAAAATATTATCAGGAATTGCTGGTGAAGAAATGAAAAATGATGCCTTAAATGATGTTATGGAAGTGAAGAATGCTGGATTATTAGGTGTTTCAGGAATGTCCATTGCTAGTGCATATGGAGATGTAAAAAAAGCACGAGAATTAGCATTAAAAGTAAAAGGGAGAGCAGATAAATTAAAAGAATTATCTAAAAATATTGGTTCATCTATTACAAATGATAAATCCCCATCAAATATTCCATCATTAACTGGTCCAGTTGATGTTCCAAAACCACCACCAATAAAAATAAAACCACCATCTATTCCTCAAATTGAAGCACCTGTTCAACCAGTTCAGATTGAAGGGGCACCTTCTGTTCTTCAACCGGCACCCACACAAATTGAAGGACCAGCACCAAAAAGTGTTGGAGCAGTGGATTTAGCAGAACAAAGCAATTTTGAAACAAATATTGCTGGTGATTTTTATTCGGGAGGAAATATTGTGAAAGCAGAGGATAGCATAGCAGATTTTTATAAAAAAACAACACCTAATATCACACAAGATGACCCCGATGAAATTGGGAGTTTATATAAAAAAATAACAACAACTGGACCGGATGAATTACAACTAAAAGATATTGCCGAAGCAAAACAATTGGGAACAATAGACAGCAGTGGAAATAATGTTGTTCGTCCTCCCATGTATGACCCGACACTTCCGGGACAACCTGAAACTTTTTTGGCACCAACAACAGAAGAAAACCAACAAAGCAGATTAGATGCCATATTTGGAAAAGGACCAGCAGTTTTTGGACCAGCAGAAAAACCAGTGGAATTAACAACACAATCATTATTAGATGCTGATGATAAAAATGATGAAGTTAGACCAGCAGAACCTCCTGAACCTATTAACACACAATTATCAACAACAGCATTAGAAGACACAAAGGCAAAAACATTTGTTGGGAAGATTGGAGAATATGCTGGAATATCGGGAAAATTAGCAGATACTATTGGCAAAGGTGCTGGGACATTAGCATCTGTTGGAATATTAACTGAAAGTTTAGAAGGACAATATAAAAGTTTTACAAATCCAAATCATCATGGATTTATGCAAGATTTGAGTGGAGATAATACTGCTGAAAAACTTGGAAATCTAGGTTCAGAAATTGGGTCTGTTATGGATATCGTTGGAACTGCCACTGGACAACCCGAGATTGCTTTAATTGGAACAGGAATAAGTGCTGTTGGTGGTTTAGCATCTGATATTGGTTCATGGTTTGAACATAAAGATGATGACACAAAAATTAAACAACAAGCAGAGGCATCTGAAAGCAATTTAAGAGTTGTTCAGAATGTGGCACAATCAGGAGATATAGCAGAAGGTTCTAAATCAACATTAAGAATGGAAGGACAATAAAAATGTTCCGGTTTGTTGATTTATATAATTAATAATTTACAAATGGGAACAATTATCTTTTATAATAATATAATGACATATAAACAAGATTTTAACAGAAAACATAAAATTAAACCTTTATCAAAATCACATTCATTAAAAGAGATTTCAGATTTATCGGGATATGAATTAAAAGGACTAAAAACTATATTTTCAAAAGGACAAGGTGCTTTTAAAAGTAATCCACAAAGTGTTAGACCACATATTAAAGCACTTGGAAAAGGGGGAGCAGATGCTTGGGGATATAGCAGAGTTTATGCATCGATCAATCCTAAATCAAAATCATATAAAATTGATAAAATACATTTGAAAAAAAAAAAGAAATAATATAATATAATGCCGTTAGATAAAGATGGAAAAAAAGTTCTTTATAAACCTTGGGTTAATAAAACTAAATCTAGACATAAATATTTTGTTTATGTTAAGAAAGATGGAAAAATAAAGAAGATTGGATTTGGGGACAAAAATATGGAACAATATTTTGATAAATTAAAATATTATAAACATTTAAATCATGGAGATAAAAAAAGACAAAAAAGTTATTTAGCAAGAGCAAAAGGAATAAAAAATAAAAATGGAGAACTTACATGGAAAGATAAAAACACAGCAAATTGGTGGTCAGTTCATAAATTATGGTAATATCATTTTTTAATTTAATTTTTTTCACATAATTATAATATTTATTATAAGTATAAATAAGATGAGTGTTGCAAAAGAGAGATATTTAGAACTTGCTGTTTCCAACAAAACCACAGATAACAAATATTCCTATCGGCACGGAATAGCACAATTAAACTTTCAAATCCCCGAAGGTAATTATTTACTGGACCCCACTTCTGTTCGGATTTGTGGTGGCATCCGGTTCTATACTGGACTTGGCAAAACTGCCTCCGATGTTCCTGGTGCCCCAGGTGGAAAAGATGAATTAACTATTTCATCCCGTTTAAATGTTTATTCCACTTTCCAGCAATTAATTATTCGTTCCTTAACCAATCAAACCACACTTGAACACTGCCGTCATTATAATCAGTTCCTTTCAAGTTATCTTCCACTAACCACTAATCTTCAAGATAGTGCTGGACACCTAAATCAGAGTGCCCTTATTTTCCCAAATTATGAAGTTAATAGAACCACCAGTGTTAATAAAGATGAACCAAACCATTTCTGTGTTCATCTTCCATCAGGACTTATGAATGGTGCCCCTATCCCACTTGCTCGTGAATGGGGGATTTCGGGAATGGATTTAACCTTGATGCTTGAAAATGATGCACAGGCACTTCATACACTTGATGGTTCTGCTGATTACACTGATAGTTGGTATGAACTAGAAGATGTGAAATTAGTTTGCAAAGTTATTGAACCTTCTGTGGATGAGTTATCCAAGTTAATGAGTGGTGGTGGTGGTTCTCTAACCTATCAATCCATTTCTAGTTATTATGACACGGCAATGTCATCTAATATTCAAGCAAACTTTAACCTTGGTTTATCCAAAGTTCGATCATGTTTTATTAAGATTATTACATCTGATAAACTCAATAATATTGCCGAAGATGGTTTTGCCACACTTTGTCCTGTTGAAACTGATGGGTCCCAGGCATCCATAACCCAAGTTCAGTGGTTAAAGGGTGGAACCACTTATCCCAAGCATTTCCCAATAAATACTAATATAAAAGATATTCCAAAAACTTCTGTTGCTGACCCTGAAATTATTAGAGATTTTATTAATTCAGTTTTATCTTTTGATAGATTACAGCATCTCAATGCCAAAACCTATAACACAAATCGTGGATGGATTGGCAAAACCTCGGGAACTGCTGGAACTCCTTATCAATTAGTTGCTGATAGTGGAGTTGTGGATGGTCTAGGAATAAAATATGATGGACTATTAGGGGAAGGAGTTGATTTCCGTTCAGAAAACTGGGGAGTTAATATTGATTGTGGATTAACCACTGCCAATTCTCAAAGTTTATTCATATTTGTTAATTCTGAACAATCCCTTGTTTTCAATAAAAATGGGGTCCAAGTAATTTCCTAAATGTTCCGGATTGTTGATTATATAAGTTAATAAATTACAAATGGGAACAATAAAAATTAAGTATCTTTTTTTAATTTATTTTTAAAGAAATTATAATATATATAATATTATAAATAAATGTCAGATATGTCAGAAATGCCCGATGAAACACCTTCTCCACCAAAGATGTCCAAAACCCAAGCATCCATTCCATCTATTATGAATATTAAATCACTTCCAGTTAATCAAGCACAAATGGTTGATACAGATGTTTTGGAACCACTTGTGTTTTCACAGGAGTTTGCCCGTTGGGAACTTTTGCCCAAGGGTTTTCTCCATCCAGGAAGTAAGATATCAATTGGTTTCACTAATAATGCCAGTTTATCCCGTGTGTTCCCATTTGTTAATGTGGGCATTCATTCACTGGTTCGTCGTGCTGTTCTTAAAACTTCTGCCGGTCGTGTAATTTGTGAAACGGAGGATTGGAATGTGCTAGAACAATGCAAATCAATGTTTGTTTCCAATAGTGCCAATAAAGAAAGGGAACAATACACAACGGGTCGTCAGGTTAATTATGAAGTTTTATATGATGCCCTTTCCCGTCATAAAGCATCCCATTATGGTTTATCTAATAACAATGAATATGCCACTAATGATTGGGATAAAAATGAAGAACTAAAAGGTTTAAGTGTTCAAGACCATTTAATTATGAGTGAAGGTTCCACTTTTCAGATTGCTCTTCATGACCTTTTCCCCTTCCTCAAAGCAGGAAATCAGTTGCCACTTTTCCTTCTTGGTCAGAATGAAAGAATACAGATTGAATTATTTTGGGAACCGGACCTTCTTGGAAATCGTCTTTCCCAAAGTGCTTCGGGAGTATCCACGGGAACTCTTCTTGAACCAATGTTAATTGACCAAACCAAATGCAAAGTTATTGCTGATTATGTATTTTATGACCAAGCAACAATGGATCGATATGCTGAAACTAATGATAATATGACATTTAGTTATATTGATTATCGGCAATCAGTTCAGAGTTTAACCCGTGATGGAGCAACTGACCAACCTAGAAACAATGTGAGAAACATTGGTGGTCAGGGCAGATTAATTAATAAGGTGTTTTTTGCTTATGAAGACCCTAACCGAAGAACCACCATCACTGACACACTAACTGGTCGTTATTCGGCAGTTGGTTCTAGTGCTTCGGGCACCAGTGTGAAACCCATGGTTAGCAATCTATTTGTTAATTCGGAGTTTCTTTATCCACAATCTATTAATAATTGTGCTAGGCAGTTCCACAATCTTCAAGAAGTTGGTGGAATGGTTCCATTTGTTTCTCGTGAATGTTATTCAGGTGAAGGTTCGGGAGGACTTGCTCCAACTGGAAAAGATGCTGATGTTGAAGGATATGTTCAGGACACACTTGCTGGTCAGTTCTTTTGGCAAGGTTTTAAAACCAGTGGTTTGGCATCTCGTGTTGATAGTCGGGGAATTGACCTTCACACTGATATTCAACTTGATGACCTTAATGGCAAAACCAAAACAGCATATGTTCAGAGATGTTGGTTGGAAGTTGTCCGTTATCTAACAATTGTTGATGGACACCTAGAAGTATTTTATGCTTAATTTGTTCCCGATTGTGAGTTTATATAAGTAATAATAATACAAATGGGAACATTTCTGTTTTTTCTATAAATCTTTTTTTCATAAATATAATATAATAAATAATATATTATATATAATAAATAAATGTCATCTTTTGTGGATACAACACTTTTAGAATGTAATAGATTACAAAGTATTGAAGGACTTTCAAATAATAATTCAAATAATAATGCTGAATGGACAAATAGAATGGGTGAAGTTGTCCAATTAAATCCTGGTGATAGAGTTTCAGTTTCTAGTGCTTATGTGAATACAAGGGGATGTGGTGGAAATAATATTGAAATAAAAGGAAAAGATTTTAATGGAACAACTAAAACCTTTAATTATACAAAGTTAATATATGAAAAATTATCTGAACCAATAACATCAGAGTTTTCATTTGATGAAAACCCACAAGGAACTGATAATAATAGAGTTGGCATGATACAAGCACAAATAATTGAAAATGTTTCAGAAGATATATTATTAAAAGATGATGAAATGAACATTGAAATGGGATTTTATAAAAATACAAATGGGGAAAATTATATGCATCTTCCACGAAGATTTTATGGACAAGAGGAAAGCATAGCAGAGTTTGACAAAATAAGTGCTAGTTCAACAGCATCAGATATATGGACAACATATGACACATACAATAACGGAAATGGGGCATTACAAGGACCAACTAATTGGCACACATCGGAAGATAATGTTTCTGTTTCAATAACTATCCCAGCAATTCCCACTGATATTATATTTATATATCCTGGAACAAATATTGATTGCCAAGAATTAAAAGTTAGTGATGAATGGTTTATTTTTAATGAAAAAAGAACAGAAGCAATTAAACCAGGAAAGTTTAAACAAGAACCAGTTGGGACCCCACCCGAAGAATTATTTGAATATAAACAATTTAGACCTATATATTCTTATTTCAGACAAAAAAATGATAATAAAAGATACACAATGATGAAACAACCTGTTTATTATAATTTATATGAGGGTCCTGGAAAAGAACATTGGGATGATATAATGGATAAAAAAATAAAGTTTTCAAATAGAAAATATAATCCTTGCTTATTAGATTTTATAAATTATAAAGAACTTATTAAAATTAAAGTTGATAAAGGTTTTAATTCTCCTGAAAGTGTGGCAGAACAAATAACACAACAATTCCAAAAAAACTTGCCCGATAATCCAAAAACATTTTCAGTTTATGATAGTGGTGCCAGTTATTCAAATGCTAGTTTAACAGATGATAACCCATATGCTGATGTTAGAGCATCAATAAGAGATATCACGGAAACATATTCAACAAATACATGGAAACCAGTTATGTGTGGAAATATGGAGGATAATTCAAAAACAGCATATTTAAGTGCTTATAATAAATCAACAGCATCACAAAAATTGGTCGATCATTATAATTCATTTAGGAATATATATGTCCGAAGACCTGATTTCATAGAAAAGGGAAGATTAATTAATAATGGTTGGGGAGTTTTACACACGAATGCTTGTGCAACTGACCCAAGAGAAAATGGAATGGTTAATCATGAAGAGTTAATTGATGATTTAACATCATACACAATAAAAATAGCAAATTGTGAATATACAGAAGACAATTTAAAATTATTTTCTAATTGGTTTATTGAACAAGGAAAACATCCTGAATTATTCAAAGATAATGATAAATTATTTCCTGACCCAGCAATAAGAAATATAAATAATTCTAGGTTTATTCATATGAATAGATGGGAAATAAATGATACTCATTACACAGATTTTGGAGATGATAATTATGAAGGGTGGAATTATTGGAACGGAAATCCTGATGCAATCCCATTATATGAAAGTTTTTGGAGATTACAAAATCCAATAAGAAATCAACCGACAGATTTTTCACATCAATCTGTTCCAGTATTTTTTGGATATCAAAAAGAAAATGAAGGTGTATATATTGAACATCCAAATGCTTCTAATTTATCATATGGTTTTGCTACAAAATATGAATATACAGATGATTTCGGAGATACGAAGTTTGGAATAGAACTTCACCCAGGACTAGTTGGTGGGATGGATGATTATTCATTTATATATGGTGTGGGAGAAAGTCCATTGGATAATCCAGCATTGGAACCATTACAGATTTATGGATATCAAAAAGGACCATTAAAAGCAAATAAATATAGGATGGGTTATGATTATTCATTCAGTGCTTATGGAAATGCTACAATACAAGGATTTAGTGGATACAATTTAATGGCACCAAATGGGGAATGGGCACCAGGAATAACTGCAAAATATAATCAATATAATAATTGGTATTCAACAGATGACCAAATAGAAGGTGAAGGAAACACATTCCTATCTCCAAAACTAACATCATCATATATTGGAGCAAAAAATTGTGCTTGTAATTATGACACAACAACAAATAAGTTTGGTTTCAGATATCTTCACACAGCAGAAAATATTGGGAATGAATATAATGCCGGTTCAACAGGAACTGACCCATCGGGGACAACAAACACAAATCCAATTATAACTGATGCTGATGAAGAAGTTTATAAAATAAATAAAAGACCAAAATTGACAACATATTCCCCGAACATGAAACCATATCTATTGCCAACGGCACTTAAACTTGGAAATGTTAGTGGAACAAAAATTGAAAGTGCTTGGGAATATCCAAATGAAAATATCCAACCTTGGAAAGTGTATGATGCCCATAGTGGTGTTTTTATGGATTTTAAAAATGCTTATACAGAAGAAACATTTAAGGATGGATTATTAGGAATAATGGGTTTCACATATGAACAATTTAATTCACAAAGTGTTGATAGACAAGAAAGGGTTGGATATGACAATATAAGTAATTTAGGAGAATATATAACAACTAATTCACAGATTGTTTCAACTGATACAACAAACTTTATGGTTAATCCATATGGTGCCGTGTTATATACAACCCAAATCCCCACAGCATATTTGGTGAATGTGGTTGATAGTGAAACAGAAACTGGATTGGGGAAACCTGTTGAATATCTCCCAGTTATATCAGAACAAACACAATCAATAACAATTGAGGGTGCTGAACTTCCAAGAACAATGTTAAGACCATATTATTGTATAAGGTCAGATATTATTGGACAATCAAATTATGTTGGAGGAACAACAAGTGGTTTAAGATATCCAATTATAAGTGTTATTAATAAAATTAATTCAGATAAAGATTTTGTGCAATTAAGTGGAGGAGATATGACAATGACAATAACAAAACAAGTAAGATTAACAGATATCACAACATCCATAACAGACCCAAATGGAACATTGGCAAATCTAGATGATGGTTCATGTGTAATATATAGAATTGAAAAAGATGATAACACAGCAAGATTTGATATTATCGATCAAATACTAAATAAAAATAATAAAAAAAAATAATCAATAATTAATATATTATTAATATTATAAATAAAATGCCCGAAGGAAAAGGAACATATGGAAGCAAAAGAGGACGACCGAAGAAGAGTGTTGAACCAGTTGAAAGCAAAGGCAAAAAGGCACCGGCAAAATCCAGTGGTGGTGGTGATTGGAAGGGGCATCTAAAAAAGACATTTGAAGCAGGGAAGAAGAAAGACCCAAAATATAAATATTCCCAGGCAATGAAGGATGCCAAGAAAACTTATAAGAAATAATGTTCCCGATTGTTGATTTATATAAGTTAATAAAATACAAATGGGAACATTTTTAATTTTCTAATATCTGAAAATAAAATATATGTTAATAATATAAATGAGTGAAATTAGTTTTGAGGAAATCATAAGTATTTTGGCAATGCACGGCAGACCTGATTTGATTGCTGATTTAAAAGATATGTTAGGAGACCCCGATTATTTACAAGTGAGTGAAGATAGTTCAACAGATGAAGATGATAATTGTGAAATGGAAGATGTTAAGGCAGTTGTAGATGATGAAGGGTTCCATAAATTAATTTAATTAATAATTTAAAAATAAAATCTTATATTATTATATATGGAAACTTTTTTCACACCAATTAAAGAACCAATTAAAGAAGTTGTTGATATAAACATATTTGAAAAAGTTTGTTTAATTAATCAACTTCCTTTGGCACCTGATTTAACAAATAAGATTATGAACATTTATAAACATGATGTATTAACTCCAAAATATAAAAAAGGACAAAAGGATTTAATCCAACATATGCAATATTATATGTGGTTAAATAAAAAGATAAATAAAAAAGATAAAAAAAATGATACACTCCTAAACACAATTCAAGAGTTTGATTATTACCGACCTAAACCTAACTATTTAAAATAATATCTTCTAATTGAGCATCTTTAAAATCGATCATATCTTCAAGTTCCTCATTCTTATTTTTTAGAATATCATAATGAATAAAGTGTTCATTAAGTGTTTCATTTAATATTTTAATTTCTTCAAGAAGATAATTAATTTTTTCATCCTTGTTCATGTTGTTGAATTGTTCATTTGTGTTAAAGTTGTTCATATTCTTAATGAATTATATTAAAGGATTATCTTTAAATCTTAATCTATTGTGGTTATATTAATAAATATATGCCCCGAAACTTACTTTCTTTAAGTATTCCCTTTATTACTTAAACAAAATTATAATTTTGTTTTTCTTTTAAGTAGTAAATACCAATAAATCAAGTTCTTTAAATGGATAATTCCATAAAAATGTGTTTCTTATTAACATAATATAAGATTTAAACATAATATATTAATGATATTATATATAAATGAAAACAATTTGTTATTTTTATAAAGGACATTTATGTTCAACATATAAAATTAAAGATGAACAGGAACATTTAAGTTTAGGCAATGAATTATTATTGCAAGGATTAAGAAATAATAAAACAATAAAAGAAATGATTAAAGTTATGTCGTTTTATGTTAAAATGTTTTATCATAGAAGAATTAATAAATTAAAAGTTTCATCACATGACCACAATATGTTCTTTCAATCTTTATTAGGATTAATTAAATTAAAAGTGTTAGATAATGATGAAATGAATGGATGGTTCTGTGGGACTTATAAAAAACCTAAACGACACCCTTGTGCAATTTAGATATTCGATCATCCTTTAAGATATCTTTATTCTTTAAAATAAACTCAATAACATCTTCTTTCTTTAATTTTTGTTTTTCTTTCTTTTCTGCCTTATCTTTCTTTTCAGGTTTATCAGGCATCTTAATCTTAACTGGTCGTTTCTTCTTATCATTCTTTGAACCCTTCCTAACTAGTTCTTTGTTCTTATGGTCTATTGTATAACCCACCTTCACAATTTCTTTGATTAATGTTTCTCGGGTTATTCCTTTCAAATCAATTCCCATTAAATCATTATATTTCTTTGCTAATCTTTTTAATTCAGTTAATTTCATTTCTCCATCAGGAACCTTTGGTGGCATCTTATTTATATTATAATCTAGATAAAAATAAATCATATCTTTTTATTAAAAATAAAATATTTGTTATATATATAATGATACATAAAACACATTCAAAACGGGACCTCATCAAAATCAATAACACATTTGATTGTGGAATTGTTAATCCTAATCAATACAAGAAATGTGAATTATCTTCTAGATTAGAACACTTGATATGGCAAATGGAATATATAAAACCAAATGAAGAATATTGTTTTAATAATCTTATTGATTTAAAATATTATTTAATGAATGTTAATCCAAAAAAAATATTAACTATTAAACAAAAAAATGAACTAATTTTAAATTGTAAGAAAATAAAACATTACTGCAATAATGCTTATGAAGTTCATAAAACAGATTTTAAAGATAGAGAAGAAATATTTTCTTTGGCACAAGAATGTTCCATGTTTGGAGATATTCCATCTGTGAGAAAAATGGTTCGGGATTTAAATAAAGACCCAAAAAAATGTTTCACTATTGTTCCCAATATTTCTAAACCAATGTTAAAAGAACTACAATTAAAAAAAGAACTAAAACAATCATCATCATCAACATTAAAAGTTAAGAGTGGATGTTTCAGAATTGAGTTT